GGTTTGCTTACTGTTAACGCTGGAGCCACCATTGTCGGGGCTTTACAGCAGTCGCAAGGAACAATAGTTGCTGCACCAAACGGAGCATCATCTATCAGCACTTCAGCTGGAAACCTTACGCTTGATTCAGCGGCTACCCTAAATCTAGGGACATCCAATGCTTCTGCGCTTGTGCTCGGTAACACTGGAAACACGACTGCAATCTCTGCAGCACCTGCCACAACCTTAGACGTATCAAATACTACAAGGCTTACCTTTCCCAAGTATGCGTTTAACAGGGTTGGTGCAACATACGCTGGTGCAGCACAAACAGCTTTTACCCTTTTTGAAGGTCAAATTGCTGGGCAAATTGTTGGAAATACTACTTTCCAGATTACGGGCTCTGGGAACATGCACGTAAGAAGAGGATCATTAGAGGTCTACCTCAATGGGCTTCTCTTGCATTCCGGATCCGGCAACGACTACACTATGGGTATCGTCGGGGGCGGAAGCACCTGCATCTCGGGAACTCTAAATTCAGGACTAATCTCAGGTGACGTCTTGACAGTTAAGCTCGGTTTGCATCAAAACTAATAGCTAAGTTTTCTTAGCTGCGGCGAAATTCCGTTTGAGGGGCACCCCTTCGGGGGTGCCCTTCTTTTTTTATAACTTCAGGTGCGTGATATTTACTACACACCAGATATAGCAGTAGTATTACCTAATGGCAGGAATCTTAGACTCAAAGACCAGAACTATGGATACCCTTATAACAGATGAGGGGCGTAGGCAGCTTGCATCTGGTGACTTCCAGATTAAATTTGTTACTCTAACTGATGGTCACACATTCTATGAGGCAGATGTAGCTTCTGGGTCATCTGATGCAGGCGCAAGAATATATTTTGAAGCTACTTCTTCACCTAAAGATTCTGTGATCGTTGAAAAAGACGCTAATGGAGCTCTTTCTTTTTTCGATGGAAGCGGAATAAAAGTTTTAGATGGAAGAATACTGTCAGGGTCTACAGTTCTAACTGGTTCTGAATTTGAGTCACAAAGAATGAAGATCATTGAAAGCACGCCCAAGCACTTTGAGCAGCTTTATAGCCTTGGAACTAAAGAGCCTTTTTTAGATGATGGTCAATTTAGCGTGTCCATGCTTACAGCAAGTTTTTCAGTTACCAAAAATTCCCCTTTGAAATCATACGAGATAAAAAAGATCTCAGTAGATCAAGTAGAAAGTGTTTTTCAAGACAAGAGAACGTCACACGTAAAGAATTTTCTCTACCTGCCGCCTGTCAATAAACGAACTGCAAATGTTGACGTTGATATTCCGCTAGCAGATCTTAAGAATCTGAGCCAAGAACCTATTTTAAGCGTCGAAGATCTTGAGAGAGAACTATCAGAAAAACCCTTCAAAGAACTGACGTTTTTAAATACATCAGTTGCCAATAACCTTGTTGGACAATTTTTTGATTCAAGGTCCGGGAAGCTTGACAAATTAGACATAATTGACTTTGGCACTTTTGAAGTAGATGATAATCCTGAAATATTTAGAAAGCACGTCTTTTTTCTAGGTAAGAATTTTGTTGATGAAAACGGCGCGCTAACTTATGTCAATCTTTTCACGCTGGTGTTTGAGTCATGAAGTTTACAACGCTTGTTCAAAATGCTGATATCTTCTCAGTGCCGAAAAACTTTGACCAGCTTCTTAGAGTCTCAGAAAAAAAGCTGCTATATTCATTTAATTTTGAATTTGATGTAGCTAACGCATCTAGAAGAAAAGTTCGCCGCTTGGACTTAAAGTTCTCTACAGAAAAACCCGAAAAGGATTTTAATCCGATAGTCTCAACTAGAAGGAATTCTATCAATAGTTTTTTTGAGCAATACATGAGCAATAGCTTTATCGATCTTGTTCTCAAACAGAACAAAGAAGATTTAGACATTAAAATCAGAAACGATAAGAAGTATTTTCATAAATCTCAAGTTTCTTTTTCCGCTAGAGAAAATCCTTCAATCTATAGGCTTCTTAATAGACGCCTTGACAGAAAGTCAATTGTAGCCGCGCTCCCCCCGGTTCGAACTTATTCTTTGCAGAGAGCAGGCAAGCTAACTAATAGCCCAAAAAGAGTTCCTGTAATGGGAGGCCAAAAAAGAGGAAGAAGGTCAAGAAAGTCATCAAAAACATCAAGCTTGAGATCAATTCTAAAATTCGGCGCACACTCTTCAGAGGCATATCGCTCTTCAAAAACTCCCGTATTCGGAAGAAAAGTAGCAGGTGCATTTAGATCTAAAAAAACCTCCAAGTCGTCAGGAGCTGGATCTCGCGGAAAGTCTTTGAGGAACTCTAGAATGGGAGAAAATCTAAGGTCTAGAAGTTTAGGAAATTTTGCCTTCTCAAGAAATGTATTTTCAACTAATAACTTGCCTCCATCTTCCTTAGTCCAGACTTATAATTTTGTAAGAACTCCAAAAAGAAAAATCTCTAAGAAAGTTGTAATGCCTAGATCTGTTCTAAAAAAAGTCGGAAGGTTTTTTATAACCATCAATGCAGTTGACGATCGAGGGATAACAATACAGACAGAGTTTTTAGAAGTCAATCATGCTAAAAATATGATAACATTCACTAAGCCCCTTCTTGCCCCCGACATCAGAAGCACTGCAACAAGACAGCCTGGAAGAAACATTGTAAAGATAACACAAAAAGACGAACGCGCAACAGGTTTTACTCTTCTCAAGAGATCCATAGGCAACTCAGACTTTGATATTAGTCGACCATACGAGGTGGTGGGAAGATTTCCTCTCAAGTTTGGGCAAGGAACTCGGACAGTTAGGGACAAAACTAATAATGCTAAGACTGTTATCTATAGAGCAATTCCTTATCTGGGAAGAAGTAGCCTTACATCTACGTTTAGTATGCTGGTTGTAAAGGGATTAGACAAAGTCATCCACAAGAGGGGCACTCGCCTTAACAATGCAAGTATCTTTGCTGAAAATGAAATAAGTTCTGTCCGAGTGGAAATAAGTCATATTTTAGATGATCCGGTGGCCCTTCAGTTAGTGAGAAGAGACTTAACAAAACACCAGAAAGTGTATTCAAATGTCAAAGAAGGATTCATGAAAATAAGAAATGCTAATAATGGGGCAACTTATGAGTTTACGGATACTACGACAAAAAACAATCACATATACGAATACGGGTGTTTTATGATCTTTTCTAATGGTGAGAGAGTTTTTACAAATGACACGTCTGTTGTGGAACGACGCCCCCGAAATCCAAAATCAGCATCTATTATTATATCTAATTTTTCCGTAGATGAAGAAGAAAGAAATGTGACTTTCGATGTTGAGTCTGAAATTTCAAAGCAGACTCCTGATGAACTCCAAGATCTTTTAGAAAACCAGGGATTATCATCTATTTTTAACGATGTTTTGAGTTCTAATAGAGATGATCTCAAAGGCTTAATTGCACACGAAATCAAAAGAATAGACAAAAACTCAGGTGCTGAGGAGTATTTCGGAGTTCTCACAGGAAAGACTTTTGATGATGAAAAGCTAGGGAAGATAATGGGAGTTTCACCAATTCAAGAAGGGCACACATACAGATATCAAATCTCAACTCTTCTAAGAAAGCCCCAGCAGCTAGTTCCAGGTTACACACAAGTTAAAGACGGGCCCAACGGAAAGTACCTGCTATCTCCTGCAAAATACTTTAATCCCTATACGTTAAGAACTGGAGTTGGTGTTGAAGGGGGCAATCCTTCAAGCGTTGCAACGAGCCCTCTAGCATTAGGATCTTTAGATAACTTTGAAGAAATTGATGTAAGCTTTCCAATAATTAATCCAGAGGTTACCAGTATTCAAGCACAGCGCTACACTAGAAATTTTGTTAAAATAGACTGGGAAATATCAGGAGAACCTGCAAAAATAGATTACTTTGTTCTAGTAGAAAGCCAGTTCGGAGTTCAAAAGATTGTTGACTTAATTCATGCTAACACTGATAACAGCTCTTTTCAATATCTTCATGAGATTGATCCAGAAAACCCAGGTGAATTTTCATATCAAGTCATTCCAAAGTTAATTAACGGTGATGATGGTTTAGCGGCTACAAGCCCTAGTTTGGTAATTCAATGACGTCGAGAAAGAGATCAAAAGCAGACGATCTAAAAGCTTTTGTAACCACAGATCCTAGTCCGGTTGTGGAGTCGAATAGAATAAGCACAGAATTTAGAAAGCTCGTCTCTGAGATTGATAAAATATATCAAAAATCTGTTCCAGATCGAGGTGCCCAGAATTCTAGAAGAGATCTTAAGATTAGTGAGCTTTCTTCCGAGGACTTAGATGATGTGCTATCCCTAATTCAAAAAACAGTCAACAAGAGAAAAACAACTGCAAATCCCGAAAGAGCATATGCTGCAAATTCTTTTCCATCTACGAACGTTGCTTTTACGCAAGACGGCGAGGAAGACGAAGACGAAGTTCTTATAAATCCAAGCGAATTTGATGAAAGAGTTGCGAATGAAATTGCAAACCCACAGAGAGTCAGGGGAATTTCTACCTATAGGCCTGAAATTCTTATGTTGACAGATTATGAAAATTCAGTTCCCGGATCACCTGCAGCAGAGATGATTGACCTCCAAATAAACTCTAGGTATGTAAGGGCTGATGCTATTGAAGCACTCATCAAAGAACTTGACCAGGACCCAGACTCAGAATCAGCAAAAATCTTACAGAGGCTAAGAGATAAATTCAATGAAGATCTTGACGATATTTTAAGAGAAGTAAATTTCCTAAAGTCTTTTTTTGACTCCAGAGATAACCTGAATTCTGCAATGTCGATAGTATCTGATCAAGATTCCATCACCGCAGAGTGCCAGAAACTTAGGGATCAAACCATCAAAAAGAGCAAAGTCATCCGGGAAATAGAAGAACTTCAGGAGTCTAAGTCTCTGAATGATTTCTTGGTTCAAGACTTAGGGTTTAATCCGGAAAACATAAAGACAAAGACTGGGTCTACAGCTTTCTTGCAGATACTTAGCGACCTCCACAAGAACATTGTGGAAATTTATAGGTATGACGACGCGGCAGTCGAACAAGAAGAGCTGAGATATAATCTTGATGATGACTACGAGATTATAAGAAAAGGAAGGTCTCGTTTTAGAGCAGACTGGGCAAATAAATTTTACAAAGGCTCTGGTAGGCCGTTCATTCCTGTCAAGAAGGAAGATATGAGCCTGTTTAGAAACAAGCGTGCTAGCTCTTATAGGACACCCGGAGATCTCGCGCTCGGAGTATCCCAATATGCTCGGTTTGTGACAAAAGAATATACAATATCCTCAGGGATTGATAACTCAAATATACAGACTATTTTATCTGAAGAGTTTGATGAGTCCCTAACAGGTGACGTTTTTGATGGAATAACAGGAATACCGGGCGAAACTGCACTTTCCAGGCCTCAATATAGTAAACCAGACTCAGTAGCCGCGCTTGCTAGAAGGTTTGAGCGGGTTAATAACCGAAACATTAAAGTTTTTCCTTTTGAATCAACACCTCTTCCCAACAATTCTACAACTAGCAAGACCGGTAAGCAGTTTTATGTTGATTCGATTACTAAAACGAAGGACAAGAACATAAATTTAAATCCAGTGAGCCAATTTAAAGAGCAGGCTTTAGAAAAATCAGATGCTGCTTATGAAGTCATGAATACACTTCTCGGATATGATGGCACCGGAGTTTTTGCGCAAGAGATGATGGATGAAATTATTAAATCTATTGCAAAGCTTTTCGATGTTCTCAATCCAACAGACAATGTAGAGACATATGATCCCAGCATGGCACTCCAGCTAGCACTTCTGACTTGGATCAGTAATTGGCAACCAGGAATTTATGTTGCCGGTGAACTAGTGCAGCAAATTTTACTGTTAAAGGCTTTAAAGAGATTTGAGAGTGGAACCTCAAACTCTATTACTTTTGAAAAGATGTCAAATCTTGATGAGCCTAGACTTCTTTCAACTCTTAAGGGGAGGCCTTGGACGCGCAATGAACTACCTGATGATGTAAAAAACGGGACAACACCACTTGGAAATTTTGCATTCCAGAACATTTATGCTCGCACACTCTCAGACTGGGTAGGTCAAAAATATCCCTATGCTGACAGCATCTCAAATCCCAATCAAGACACTACTGATGATGCATTTCAGGTGAGAATTAGATATCGAGACTCCGCGGCGACGGCATTTTTCGGAGCTTCTATCACGGCCTCAAACAGTATTTTTTCTGAAATACTGGGAGTTATTGAAAAACTCGATGAAAAAGTGAAGGAAAGAGGAAATCCCTACAGGCCTGATGATGCCGCCGGAACAAGATTTAACAATATTTCTCCAAGCTCTTTGGTAGCTGCTGTCATGTCAATTTATAGCATGATCATCCAAAAGATGCCCAGGATAATCTTTCACCCATCATACGGTGTTAAAAATCAAGGCGATAGAGCACAGCGACAATTTTATGTCCACATTGACAAGCAAGAAACTCTAGACTTTAAGCAATCGCTTGACCAATACATGCAAGGAGGCCTCGACGCTGTCGACCCCCAGTCGCAATTATCACAGTTTTTAAGATCACTCAATAGAATATTAGAGAAAGATATATCGATCAATTTGAACTCACTAGAAATTATGCGCTCAATTCCTGAAAATATCGCTAAGAGATATGGAAGCCTAGCTTTGCTCACAGATCCTGAAGGTCCCAGCGCAGAATCTTTAGCACAAATTTTTGGCGAGGATAATGCTAAGCAAAAGCTTACCGTAGTTGACGAACCCCAGCTGGTCTTAGGCATTAACTCTCTTGAAAATTATTTAAAATTCAAGACTGATGAAAATCCTGTATTTTTCCCCACAGACTTAATTGATTCTTCAACTCGAAAAGCTTTGAAAAAATTTGCAACAATGAATCGATCACGAGGCTCCAGCGGTCGACCTGAAATCTCTCTGAACGGGGCAAGATCCAAAAATGTTAAAATGATTACTGTGGGCCTTCCAGCAGGACTAACGAGCTTTATAACTAAAAAAACGCGTCAAGAAATTAGGCAAGGACAAGGGAACCAGAAAGATATTGTTGATATCAATGTCTACATGAAGAACCTTAATTATGATAAGCTTGTTTTTAAGCCTGCCACATTTTCTTTTGAGCTTTCAAGATTCTTTAAGGGGCTGAATGAAATACCAGATGACAATACAATGAACTTTGGACAAATCATTCAAGAATTTGGAGTTACCAGAGACATTCAAGTCAATCGAGACCCTCAAGTCCTAGACACTATAGGTTTTGCCCTTCCAAACAGAGACCAGTATTCTGAGTATTCAAACGAGACAATGAATGAAGTGATTTTCAACACTGTCCAAAGTCATTTTTGCCACTTGTATTTAAAGCTTTTGACAGGCATTGATCCTTGCGAATCTTCTTTTCTGTATGTTGTAAACGACGAAGCGCAAAGCCTCCAAAGCTCAGACTTAGCAGAATTTAATGCACTTGTTCAGGGCCATGTAAGTAATCTGGCGCCGGGGCTCACTCTCGACCAGATTGCACTTCAAAATCCACAGATGAGAGATGTCGTAAGAAGAATAAAGACAGGAGAAAAAACCCAGGGCGTTTTAAAGGAAGTAAGCTCGGAAATAGCTAATGCCTCTAGAGATCAAAACATAAAAATATCTGAAGACCTTGTCAATCTCTCTAAGCTTGTTTCTCCCCAGTCTGCACTAACTTCTCCCGGCGTTTTAAAGAAGAAAGCTCTGACACCAAAGCTTTTTGAAAGAGTATTTACGGTGCTTGTAGATCCTGACAACTTTGAGATAGACGGAGCTAGAACATCCTATAGAGATCGCGTGAATCTTGTAAGGTCTGGTATTTTAACAGGCGATGGGCAAAGATTTACGTCATCTGCAAGATATCTCAATAAAGCAACACTTAACCAGTTTTTCGTTACTGTGTCTAGAAGGGAACAATAAGAGATGACAGTTCAAAACTCAGTCCCCACACCCATTGTTCCTGTGATGGACTTTCCAGCACCAGATACCAAAAAATTTAAAGCGAAATTCTTTTACAACTATTATGTAAAAGACGAGGCTACAAATGATCTTGGTAGGGTTCCTGATGAGTTATCTTCCATACCCGGCGAAGAGATAACAAATAAGCAGTTAAATAAATTTAGCACACAGATTCCTAGATTTGTAAGGCTTGATTTTGCTCCTGCTAGTCACACTAGTTATGAAACCTTAGCAAGAAGAACTTTAGAAAGAAGCGCAGACAAGTTTGTTAATGACTTAGGAGTGACAAAAAACGGTTTTGTCCCGCTAGACTTGCAGGACACAAACGTGAGAGATAAGCTTTATACGCTAGTAGAAAAAGCCTACGAGAGAGAAGTCAGGCGTAATAATGACTCTGTTGAGAAAAATATTGAAAAAGCAAAAAAAGATCTTAACGAAGTTATGGCTAAGTCACAGACCGACAAAGCAAAAGCTCTTAACAGGGTATCTCGCGCTGACGCAAATTTCATCAGCGATGCACTTAATAATCTAGAGAGAGCAGGTCAAGCTTATGTTTCACCGGATTCTCGGGCTGACATGACCAAGAGATCATTTCAAGCTGCTCAAGAACTATCAGTGAGAACTAGAGTTAATGCCAAATTTTTAGACTCCGTAGTAAACAGCACTATTAACGACCCACTTTCTTTATTCGCGGAAGAGTTAATACCTCTAAAGAAAAGGTCCGAAGAGATCCAGGATGCTGCCATCACAAATTTCTCTAGTCTAAGGCTTGGGCCAAGAAATTTTAGACAAACTTTTCCAAGCCCGTTTAGCTTAAGAAATGTGTCTAGCAGTAACTACGATACAAACTTTAGCATTGTCGGATATGTAATCGACAAGAGAGAGCTATTAGACTCGGGTGCTTATATACAGCATGACCCTATTGTTATTCCGTTTCCCAAGGCTAGTTCTTATGTAGACTTTAAAATAAAGTATGGCACAACTTATTCATATGCAATTCGAACTGTTATTTCTCTAAAGCTTCTCCGGACTTCTCGTGGAACTAATCAGTATGTGGTTCGAAGCATGCTAATGACAAGCCGCCCAACATCAAGACGAACATTTGTTTGTCACGAACCAGTTCCTCCACCTCCAGTTGGCGATCTTACTGTAACTTATTCTTATTCCAAGAAGGGCTCGCGCCTGATGTGGAACATGCCAACAAATCCACAGCGAGATATCGTAAAGTTTCAAATTTTTAGAAGAAGAACCATAGAAGAATCCTTCACGCTGATAAACGTGCTCGATTTTGATAACTCAGATGTCCGTTTTGTTGGAAGAGAAATTATCAATCCAGACGTTGTAACCAGAATCACCCAGCCTGCAACTCTTTTCATAGACCAAGAGTTTGATAAAAACGAATCTTATATTTATGCTATAGCTTGTGTTGATGCTCACGGACAGTCGTCAAATTACAGCAATCAGATACAAGTCAGTTTTGATGTAGAAAAGAACAGGATTAACTCTAGAAGAATTTCAAGATCAGGTGCCCCGAGGCAATATCCTAATTTTTATATTAAACAGACGCTCTTTAAGCAGACTATTTCAACATCAGAAGCAAAGAGAATAAAAATTTATTTTGATCCAGAATATTTAGATGTAGATCAATCTTTAAAAAGGCTTGGATCTGAATCAGTTGATGAACAAAGTTTGTTAACTAATGAAGAAAAGGGAAAGTATATTTTACAGCTTCTCAATACAGATTTACAGCAATCTAAATCTATTGATATACTTATCAAAGATCTTAGAACGTAGCTCCCCCTCGACCGCATAGGAGAACATAGATGGGTTTTCTTGACCAATCAACAAATAACATAATTTTAGATGCCGTCCTTACTGACTTAGGCAGAGAGTTTCTAGCAAGAAATGATGGAAGCTTTGCGATCGACCAATTCGCGCTCGGAGACGACGAGGTCGATTATACCATTATTCAAAAGTATGGTAGAACAGTCGGCAAAGAGAAAATTGAAAAAAATACTCCGGTTTTTGAAGCTTTGACCAACCAGGCTTACGCATTAAAGTACAGGCTAATATCGGTCCCAGATCCAAACCTTGTCAGACTCCCGTCTTTATCATTCAGCGCAACCCAGACTACTGGGAACGTTGTCCAGCTAGGCGCTCAAGGAAATCAAGCAACTCCAAGCACAAAGTCTGTTACTATAGAGCAGATTATTACAGGCGAAGCAGAGATCCCGTCTGATCTTAGAGATGCAGCATTTGAAGTTAAGATGAATAACAACTTTTTGAGAATTTCTTCACCTGCAGATGAGCAGCCAGAAGCTATTGACAGTCAGGGTATTGCGTCTTACCTAGTAGAGGCAGCGGATCAAGCAACTTCTCAGCAAGGTGGAAAACTTGCGTTTTCTATCTCCACACAATCAATTTCAGACGCTCAATTTACGGTGTTTGGAACTTCAACTAACAAAAATCTTATCAAGACATCTGTTCTGGTTAGAGGGACAGCATCTGGTGCTGTTAAGGAATTTGAAGTCCAAATTACAAAGCCGTCGTAAGAGTTAGGATAAGCAATGGCATTCGTTTATAAAGAGTTATTTCCCGATACAGACATCAGAACAGCACGTTCGTTTTTGAACCAGTTAATTGATGTAATACAAGAAGATATATCTGGTTCAACAACTAGAAAGAAATACCAAGTATTTGTAACTGGCGGTGTTGGCCCAGGAGTGACTTCATCGCTTTTCCAGACGATTTTCGACCAAGACTTTAGTCTTCAAACTGCAAACGCAGTTTTTGACATGACGGTGGGTCTGTTTTCTTCTGGAACAACTGTGACAGGTGTAAAATCAGGCGAAGACTCAGCAGGGAAGTTTTTGTTTCCTTCTACTTCCATCATGATGAGAGAGAAAATCGATGTCTACAAGCAGTTTGCTCAAAACCTCTTAGGAAATGCTGACTCTGCCTTCTACGCACCTTTTTCATCTACTGACACAACTTCAGTAGCAACTTCGGGCAGAGTAAACGAAGCTCTTTTCTTTAACTTCAAGCGGTTGTTTCATAGAGATGGAATTAAAAGAGAGACATTCGCTGTAAAGATGTATACTTCTGCTTCAATAGGTGACCCCGGCCAGGGAGGAGTCAATCTCACAGAAACGTCAGAATCAGGTTCAGCAATTTTTACGGACGTCGGTGCAGCATCCAATAGAGAATCCGCATTCGGGGGTCAGGTAGGAAACGTTGTTGATTCTGCAAATACTGCAAATAACGTGGGCCTGATCTTCTACGACAAGGGCATCGTAGTCCTAGATGCCTCCAAAATAATCTCAGGTACACAACACGTCTCAGGCGTTATTGACGGCATGAGCCCAGCAGCAGGGGATGGCGCAACTGCCGCCGGCAAAGTTGTAATCGGTAATGCAGCTCATAATGCACGTGCCAAGTTTATTCCCGATCTTTTCACATCTGCATCCATCGATGATATCGTTGATCATTTTGCGACTACGCGTTTTTCTTCTGGGACTTTGACAGCTGCAACTTTCCAGAATCAGACAAACATAAACTCAACATTGTTTTTCTGTCGAGCTACTGCAGATGAGTTCAACTACTCTTCTAACCCGACTTATATCAATTCTGACAACAGAATCAGAGCAATTGATACAGGGGAAGGAATTTCTGAAGGGGGATCACAGCTTTCATTTACAATGGTAACTACCGTAGGCTTATATGATAGCCAAAATAATTTATTGGCTGTGGCAAAGCTTAGTAGGCCAGTTGAGAAGAATTACGAGAAGGATATCACGTTTAGAGTTCGGTTAGACTTCTAGTATCGCTAGAGAAGTGCAATGTCAATTTACAGGACTAATCGTGACAATTTTGAATTCTTCACTTTAAAAGCTTCTCCAAAGAGAACTTTCTCATCCAGTTCATCCGGCGTAACAGGATCCGTCAACGTTTTTGCGAGAAGATCTGAATTTGAAAAAGAGGTAAAGCCTCTTGATTCTTTCAACGATTCAAAATTTAATGACGCAAATATCGAAGGAATGCTTCGATCAATCCAGCAGACAGCGGGCACCACAAACATTCAGAATAAAATGTCAAATTACTTGACAGAAGTCAATCGCCAGGGCGTTTCTGCTAGAAAAAATAAGTCAATCGAAATAACACGATTCGAGCCGTCAGTAACTTACACGACTAACACTACTAAAAAGAACATAATAAGAAACATACTTTATCCTTATTATCGATCCCGTGGCTCAAACTATAACTGGTCTTACACAAATTATCATTCGATGAATTTTATGACCGCATCGTCATTTTCACCCTCTGCAGCCCTCTTATTCCCAAATTCATCCTCATTGGCATCAACATCAGCTGCCTCAGGTTCGTATGTGCTTCCTAAGGCATTTACTTTTGATTTCTATATCAAACCTAACCAGACAAATAAAAATACAATAGGGTTTAAAGCAGGGACTATTCTGCATCTTAGTTCTTCTTATGCTATCTCACTAGTATCAGGCTCAAGAGTTGATGAAGACGGGAACGTATCGGGTTATCGTCTTAAGTTGCAGCTTAGTCATAGCGCAGACTTTCCTCCTTCCCACGCAGCGAAGGGAAATTATCCCAAAGATCTAATATTCATGTCAGATGATAATTCTCTTGCTAAAGACAAATGGCATCACGTGGCAATTAGATGGGGAACTTCTGAAATAGCAGCGGGATCAGGATCCTTCTTTATTGATGGTGCGCAGAAAGGAATCTTTGTTATCCCTTCAAGCACTTTAGCTCCCGCTCCTTTCACATTGTCAGGAAATCCTGATGTTTTGACAGTTGGAAATTATTTTGAGGGCATCAACAGGGGAACCAGTGCTCAAGCGCTGTTCTTTGCATCAAGGTCAGCAACTAGAGATGGCCTAGTTAATCTCGTCCCAGCTGACACTGCAAGAACTGAGCCTGCAACATTTAGTATGCGTCACCCACTATCAGCTGAAATACATGATCTAAAAATATTCGGACAGTATAGAACAGACAACCAAATACTGACACAGTCTCAGACAGCACCCACCACCCTGGATGGACTCAAGTTTTATCTTCCTCCGTTCTTTCAAAAGAAGTCACCGCGAAGAGTAGTAGTTGACAGCGCGGGTGGAGTTCTTCAAACACCGTTTTTTGCAATTAGTGCAACTACGGATGATCCTTTTAACGTAGCATTATCTTTTGGAATCGGCGGCCACTATCTCAATCTTGAAAACTTTACACAAGACATAGCTTCTAAGCTGTATCCGCGCCACTACCATCTCACTGCTTCTGAAATAACTTTTAATGCAGCACAGGCTTTGTCTGCAAATGAATATTTGTATTCCACTGGGTCAAATCGATATAGAAATATTTTTATGCTTCCTTGTGATAACGGTCGATTTGTCCCTAACTTTGATTTCGTAGCGTCTGGATCCACTGCTAGAGACATAAAGTCAGGGTCAGTTGACGACAAATACACTAATGATCTTGGCGTTTTTGATCCTACGCTTATTTCTCTGACAGAGCTTGTTCCGTCGTCCACTCTTTTTGATGGGCTGCTAAGAGAATCCGGATCAATTGTAGATGAGGTCATGGGGCCATCTCCTGAAAATCCAGGTGTTAATCCCAAAGAAGTTTTAACAATATTCCAGAGGACTAGAGACAGTTCTTCCAATGAAGTCGTCTTCTTCAATATAAGCAACTTGTTTTATGGAAAAAGAATCGAGCCCGGAACATTCGAGATAACAGACAGCTCAGTGACTGGGTCGAAAGGACACCTTTCCATAAAGATACGAGACGATGGATACGGAAGCCTTTATCGTGCAGATTCGAAGACAGAGCATGCAAAATGGAACTCAATTGGCAATATCTTTTATGACGAGGGAATAGTTGTCATAAAGACTCCAAACATTCCCTTGTTTGGAAAAGATCAATTTGAAGTTTCTTTCAATGCTGAGCAGAACTTGCATACATTGAAAATGAGTATACCCGCTCGAGCTGGATTATTTAACTCATCTTCAAATCCTGCGTTTAAAATAGTATCAGCTTCTCTTGACGCAAATGACAAAGATCCAGAATTTGTGTATATTACAGGTATAAACTACCATGATGAGAACTTGAACGTTGTTATGAAAACTAATTTGGCACAGCCTGTGATTAAGCGAAACTCAGACAAGTATCTCTTTAGGACAAAGATCGACTTTTAGAATGCTTTTATTGGGACTCGATATCTCTACATCTTGCACAGGATTTTGTGTGCTAAACAAGTCAGGTGATGTAGTCCTTTTGGACTATGAAGACTTTAAGGGCTGCAAAGACTTTTGGGAAAAAGCCGACCGAGTTGAAGAAAAAATTAAGAATATTTTAGGCAAGCTTAAATCACTGGGTAGGATTGAGAAAGTTTTTGTTGAAGAAAGCCTCCAAAAGTTCCGCCCCGGATTATCGTCAGCTAAGACCCTTACTACGTTGTCAAAGTTCAATGGTATTACCTGCTATCTTGTGAGGTCCCACTCTGAATGTTCTCCTGAATACTTGAATGTAAATACTGCTCGAAAGCTTGTAGGCCTCAAGGTGATAAGAGGCAAAGACACAAAAGAGCAGGTTTTTGAGTGGGTAAAGGAAGATAAGCCGCTTAGTTCTTACGATTGGCCTAAAAAGATTTTAAAGTCAGGACCTAGAAAGGGATCTGAGATAGTTCATCCTTCGTGTTATGATATGGCCGATGCCTATGTTATTGCAAAAGCAGGACTTGTAAATTTGTCAAAAAACTAGTTATGCTTATGGGTGAAGCATATACACACGACTGAAGAAAAGCTTGTATTTATAAAGCAGGTTTTTGGACCAGCACACTTAATGTCAGACGGTGTTAATGCACATGTAATGTGCCCTTCTTGCGGCAAGTCTCATAAAAAGAAAAAGTTTGTAATTAGGTTAGACAATGATCTTTGCCATTGCTTTGTATGCGGTCTTAAGTCCAAAAACCTAACACCTATTTTAAGAAGATTTTTTGGTAGAGAGGTTGCTTTAAAGTATAGCAAGACATTCTTAGGTAGTGATAATACACTTGAAGAATTCGCCGGCGAAGAACGCCTGGTTTTGCCAACAGATTTTCGCCTGATATCTGAGTCTCTGTCTTCTAATGATCCTGACTTTCGAGCTGCTATCAAATATTTGAAAGAAAGAGGTATTCCTAAGAAAGATTTCTGGTATTATAAGTTTGGCCTATCTTTTGAAGGCGCCTTTAAGCGCAGAATCATTATGCCATCTTTTGATGATGAGGGTGGTTTAAATTTTTTTACTGCAAGGTCTTACGACAACAGTCACTACATGAAATATCATAATGCAAAGGTCAACAAAACGCAGATTATCTTCAACGACATTAACATAGACTGGACTCAGAAGCTAACGTTAGTAGAGGGACCATTTGATCTTGTTAAAGCCAATCCTAACTCTACGTGCCTTCTAGGTTCTTCTCTTTCGCGCGAATCTTTACTGTTTGAAAAAATAACTAAAAACAAGACGCCGATAGTTTTAGCTCTCGATGCAGACGCTCAATTAAAAATGATAAAAATTGCAAACTTGCTGTATGATTATAATATCCAGGTGGAAATCATGAGCCTGGGAGGAAAAGAAGACGTCGGTGAGATGTCGAGGAAAGAATTCAATGAGGCATATAAAGATGCAAAGCTCTGGTCACCTCAAGATTCGCTAACAGCTAAAATTAAGTCTTTAAGAACGGGTTCACTTCTCTAATGTCAGTTAGAATCGCACACATAGCAGATGTTCACTTTCGCCCTTTGTCGAGGCATGATGAACAGCGGCTTATTTTTGAATACTTCTTTGAAAAAGCCAAAGAGCTTAAGGTTGATCTTATTTATGTCGGGGGCGACATATATCACACCAAGACACAAGGGATAACGCCAGAAGTCATTGATCATATGGCGTGGTGGTTTACTGAGCTTTCTAAGGTTGCACCCACACACGTCATTCTGGGCAACCACGATGGCAACATGGTAAATCTGGACAGGCAAGATGCAATTAGCCCGATTGTAAAGGCTCTCGATAATAAAAGGCTTTTTCTCTACAAGCAATCAGGAACTTACCCTACGGGAATACCGGGCTATAACTGGTCGGTCTTTTCTTGCTTCGATGAGGAGGGGTGGAAAGACGTCAAGCCCGTAGAGGGCGAGATCAATATCGCTACTTTCCACGGTTGTGTGGTAGGCTCTAAGACAGACCAGAATTGGGAGCTTGAAGGTGATGTTCCCCTTAGCTTCTTTGACCCTTACGACTTTACGATGCTGGGAGATATTCATAAGCAGCAGTTCTTAACGCCTGACAAAAGAGTAGCTTACTCTGGTTCCACTTCGCAAGGAAACTACGGAGAAGACATTGATAAGGGTTTTCTAGTCTGGGATATTAGATCTCGAGACGACTTTGATGTTAATTTTCACCCTTTGCCAAACCCGCACCCGTTCGTAACTGTTGATTGGAAAGGGACAGTTCAAAACACTTTAAAAGAAGCGCAAAAACAGCCAGATGGTTCAAGGTTTCGAATCAGAACATCTGAGACAATACCTCAGATTGAGATCAAGCAGATTCATACTGAGCTAAAAGAGCAGAAACAAGCAAAAGAAGTAGTTTGGAAATTTGAAACTTTTCAAGAGGGTAGTGACATAGAAGGAGATGCGTCTCTTCTCGGAAGAGAAGATTTAAGAGACGCAAAGACCCAGATGGACTTACTTAAGTCATACAACGGTGAAAGCAGGTTTGAAGAAAAAAGATGGGAAGAAATAGAAGATCTCGTAACAAAATGCGTCAATAAAGTTGCGCGCACAGATCCATCTATTAGAAATAGAAAATGGGAAATTAAAGAGCTAGAATTTGACAACGTTTTTTCTTACGGAAAAGGTAACAAAATAAACTTTAAAAACCTGTCGGGAATAACGGGTATTTTAGGTCCCAACAGATGCGGAAAGTCTTCGATTGTCGGGACTATTGTATATACGCTTTTTAATTCCACTGACAGGGGGTCAATAAAGAATCTTCATGTTATTAATTCTAGGAAAGGCCACTGTCTTTCAAAAGCAACAATCGGAATCGGATCTGAAGACTATGTTATCGAGAGACAGTCTGTTAAAAAAGAAGACAAGTGGGGCAAAGAGTCTGCAATAACTTCTCTAAACTTTTCCAAAGTTGACCCAATGGGCAACGTAGTGCAAGATCTTAACGGTGAGCAAAGAACTCAGACAGAAAAAGCTATTCGTGGAATGCTGGGCAACGCAGAAGACTTTCTTCTGACATCCCTGGCTACCCAGGGAAATATGAACGAGTTTATCAACCAGGGATCATCAGCTAGAAAGAAAATACTGTCTAGGTTTTTGGACCTTGACATGTTTGACACAATGTCAGGTTTTCTCAAAGAAAGCGCTGCCGAAATTAAAGGAAAGCTAAGTAGCTATCCTGAGAGGGACTGGAGTGCTTCCATAGTTATGCTCCAGCAAAAAAAGAAAGAATACAATCGCTCGATCCAGAAAATAGAGAAAGACCTGATAGCACTTAGGGACGATCAAAGAAGAATTCAGATTGAGCTTGCTGGGTTTAGTGAAGAAGATTTAATCACTGAGTCTGACGTAAAGAAGCAGCAGGAAATAGTCAAGGATTTGTCTGAGAAGAGAGACGCCCTAAGAGGTAAATTTGAAAAATGTGCAGAAGAGCTCTCTAATTTAAATGCTATTGCAGTTAAGATACTTGAAGTCAAAAAGCAGTTTCCGATCTCCGAGATTCGAGAAGAACACGAAAACCTTCAAGATCTTGAGCGATCGCTAACAAGCCTTGAGCACGCTCGCGAGCTAGAAAAGCAAATTTTATCCAGCGCCAGAAAGCTGGCCAAAAAGCTTGAGCCCTGTGATTGCTTTGAGCACAAGCCGACGTGTCAGTATGTCAAGAAGTCCGACAAGCAAAACAAGCTTATTATCAAGCACAAAGAAGTGATAGACGAACAGTCATCTGAGCTTCGAGCAATACGAAGAACTGTAAAGAAATTACAAGATCAGAACCTTAAAGAAAAGATAGACAAGCACAATAAGCTCACCCTAAAACTATCAGAAAATACTGTTCATATAACGCAGAAAAAAAGCAATAAAGACAGGATCTACAGAGACTTAAAGGCAGTCGAAGATGCCTTATCCACTGAAGAAAAACTTTATGATGAAATGGTAGAAAAGTCGGGAACTACTGATGTATCTGAAGTTGTGGTTCGACTTAAAAACAAGCTCTCTGAAATTGTTCAAGACATTCAAGAGCTTGACTCCAAGAAAATGTCTTCTGCAGAGTTAAAGGGAAATGCTGATAGTCAAATTAAGAAATTAAGAACTGAAAAGAATGAATACCAGAAGCTTAGAAAACAATGGGAAAACTATGATTTCCTTTTGAAGTCGTGGTCTAAAAAAGGTATTCCGGCCAAGATCATAGAATCACAACTGCCTACGATCAATCAGGAGATATCAAAGATCCTTGCAGGAGTTACTAATTTTACTGTAAGTCTCGAGACTGATCCTGAAACTAATGCAGCTGAAGTTTACATTGATTACGGAGACAGTAGAAGAATTATAGAGCTGGCATCTGGAATGGAAAAAATGATATCTTCTCTTGCAATACGAGTCGCGCTTCTTAATATTTGTTCTTTGCCCAAGACGAACATGCTTATTATTGATGAGGGTTTTGGAACTCTGGATGAATCTAACGTTGAGGCATGCAACAGGCTTTTATCGTCTCTCAAGAAATGGTTTAAGAACATACTTGTAATTACTCATGTAGACTCTGTCAAAGATGCGGTTGACAATACGCTGGAAATAACTACTTCTAAGAAAAATTCTAAGATAAATTATGACTAAGATAACAGAGCACAAGAACGGATTTGTAATATTTGATAATTCCGTCGAAGACGATTTTGTCCCAGTCGATTGCCCAGTGTGCGGATTTCTTATGAAAAATACTAGTGATTCTTTTTATTACAGAAAATACGGTGCATGCTTTGACTGTAGCTTAAAATGGGCAGAGCCTAATAGAAAGAAGTGGAAAGAGGGCTGGCGACCTTCAAGATCTGAAGTAAAAGAAGAAGCTGAAGTTCGGTCAAAAATAATTCCGAAAATCACGTTTGATCTATAGCGTGATACATATTTAATGACGTCGAGGAGTATCTGATGCTGTCATTTGATAAAATAAACAAGCTAGGACAAGTTTTAAATTCAACTTTTGGCGAAGGTTCCACAGAATCAGGGCCAAAAGCTTACGATACCTTTAATGGTAGAGCATGTTCAGGAAAAATAATTGAGGGAGATCAGCTTAAGGTATCATACATTACGATTGTTAATATGCCAGTTAATCCCGACCCAAACTTTGAAAGAAGACTATCAGAGGAGTCAATGAAGATTATCTCTGACTTCGTTGATAAAACTAAGAAGCAATACAAGGAATATGCAGATGAGACTCTTCGTCTAAAAGAAGAGAATAGTGTTGACAGCATTGAGCTAATTGCGCTCAATCAATACAGTCCTGTTAAGAGGGCTTATTATAGGCGAAACACAGTATACAGCATTTCATAGCGCTAATATGGCTGCAGTTAATAAGAAAAAGCAAATTGCAGAAATTGTAAAGTCGGGAAAAGACCCCGGCTATTTCATGAAAAAATATGTAAGCATCCAGCATCCTAATCGAGGGATGATAAAGTTTCAGCTGTATCCTTTTCAAGAAGAAAGCTTAACAGAATTTAAAGATAATAGATTTAACGTAGTTTTAAAATCGCGCCAATTAGGGCTTTCTACGCTAGTTGCAGCTTATGCCCTCTGGATGGCTATCTTTAAAAAAGACAAAAACATTTTAGTTATCGCGACAAAACTTTCAGTTGCAGTAAACTTTATTAGAAAAGTAAAGACAATGCTTAGGTCTTTACCTGGCTGGCTAGTTTTACCCCAGATAGTAGCAGATAATCGCCAGACAATAGAGTTTAATAACGGCTCTATAATAAAAGCTGTTCCTACCTCTGATGACGCAGGTCGATCAGAAGCACTCTCTCTTTTGATTGTTGACGAGGCAGCATTTGTTAAGAACTTTGACACGCTGTGGATGGGTTTGTATCCTACACTATCAACGGGTGGAGAAGCAATTATTTTGTCAACTCCCAACGGAGTGGGTGGTCAATATCACAAGCTCTACACAGATGCAGTTCTAGGAGAAAATGAATTTAATGCTATAAAGCTACCCTGGGATGTCCATCCGGAAAGAGGGGAAGATTGGTTTTCTACTGAAACTAAGAACATGTCTAAGCGCCAAATTGCGCAAGAGCTTCTATGCGACTTTGTGGCGTCAGGTGAAACTTTTCTACAGTCAGAAAATCTTGAGTGGATAAGAGATATGGTTCGAGAACCCCAGGACCGATGGGGAGATGACAATAATATCTGGGTATGGCAATACCCTATGTCTTCTCACAAGTATATTATATCTGCTGACGTTTCTCGTGGAGATGCAAAGGATTTTTCCACTTTTCACGTGATAGACGTTGACACAGATGAAGTTGTAGCTGAATATAAGGGCAAGATCCCTCCCGATAGATTCGGTGAGCTTCTTGAGTGGACAGGAAAGAAGTATTATAACGCTCTTATATGCCCAGAAAATAATACTTTTGGTTACACGACGGTAATGAAATTAAAAGACATGGGATATCCTAACCTCTATTATGAATCAAGTAGAGGCTTTCTCATTGGAAACTATACAGCTTCACAAGACAACAAAGTCCCAGGCTTCAGCACACAGGGTAAGTCAAGAGTTCAGATACTTTCGAAGCTTGAAGAAGTAATAAGAAACAGATCAATCAGAATATATTCGAGCCGCTTATATGATGAGCTTAAGACCTTTATATGGAAAGGCCACAAAGCCCAGGCACAAAAAAGCGCAAATGATGATCTTGTTATGGCACTGGCGATAGGGGTTTGGCTTTATGATGCCGGGGGCAACTACAGCAAAGATTCAGATACGCTCAACAAGTCGATGCTGGCAGGAATGTCAGTAACTAACAGAACATACGAGCAGCCAAAGATGTCGTCTAACACGCCCATGAAATCCATCAATCCCTTCTCAGCTGTCAAAGATGAAGATTACCAAAAGCTTAGAAATAACAACCCGCGTCTTCCTAACACTAATTTTGACTGGTTGAATAAATGATTTACCTTAGCTGACTGTGACATATAATAATGATATGTATGTTTAATCACTACGAGAGCAAGCATGGCTAACCCTAACGAAAATCTTTTTAGTAGGCTAACCCGACTTTTTAGGTCGGGGCCTATCGTCAAGCGTAAAGTAAGAGGCTTTAAGCCGACAGTAACAACGTCAACAATAGAGCTTTTTAAAAAGTCGCAAAACAGCGCGTTTACCAACGCCATCAGTGCGTATGGAATGTATGATAGAATGAGTCGATACGCAGACTTTTCAGAAATGGAACACACGCCTGAGATCGCTGCAGCGCTAGATATCTACTCTGACGAGACAGTTGCCACTGATGAAAAAGGCCGATCTTTACACATTTATTCTAATAATGTGAAGATTAAGAACACCCTAGAAGATCTTTTCTATGAAACTCTTAATGTTGAGTTTAATTTAAGCCCGTGGACAAGAAACTTGTGCAAATATGGAGATTTCTTTCTGTTTCTCGATGTATCTCCTGAATACGGCCTCCAGAATGCTTTCCCCATCCCTGTTAACGAAATTGAAAGAGAAGAGGGTTACGATCCCGAAGATCCAATGGCGGTCAGATTTAGATGGGTAACACAGGGAAATAAAGTTTTAGAGAATTGGCAAGTCGCTCATTTTAGGCTTCTGGGCAATGATGCTTTCTTACCCTACGGTTCATCTGTAATTGAGCCTGCACGAAGAGTATGGAGGCAATTAATACTCATAGAAGATGCAATGCTTGTTTATAGGGTTGTTCGCTCTCCTGAACGTCGTCTTTTCTATATTGATGTGGGCAACGTTCCACCCGAAGAGATTCCAAACTATATGGAGCAAGCTAAGGCTGCTTTGAAGAGTGCTCAAGTAGTAGATAAAACAACAGGAAGAGTAGATCTTCGTTATAACCCGCTATCTGTTGATGAGGACTATTTTATTCCTGTCCGAGGCGGCGAGTCGGGAACCAAGATCGATACACTGGCTGGGGGCCAAAACACGACTGCAATTGAAGATGTTGAATACATCCAGAAAAAGCTATTTGCTGCACTTAAAATTCCAAAAGCATATCTTGGTTATGATGAAGCTCTTTCTTCCAAGGCAACACTGGCGCAGGAAGATATCAGGTTCTCGAGAACTATCAATAAGATACAAAGAGTTATGATTGCAGAGCTTAATAAAATCGCAGCTATTCATCTTTATGCTCATGGTTGGGAAGGAGATGACCTCTTAGATTTTCAAATTTACCTCTCTAACCCGTCTACTATTGCACAGCAACAAAAACTAGAGCTATTCAGGTCTAAATTTGAGATCGCAGGTCAAGCGCCAGAGGGTATGCTTTCAAAAGACTATATTAGAAAGACAGTTTTAGGCCTTACTTCTGATGAGATAGAATTAATAGATCAACAGCGCGAAGAAGAAAAATTACAGGATCTCGAGCTCGATGCAATAACCTTGCCTACTGAAGATCAACCTGATGCAGGTGAGGAAGACGTTGATCTTGGCGCAGAGGAAGCGGAAGAAGAGCCTGAAGGTGAAGGTGCCGGCCTTGAAGTCACAGGAGAAAAGAGGCCAGGAAATCTAATCAAAGCTCTTGATGAAGACGAAGAAGAAGGCACAAAAAAATCTTCTGGAACAATGATAAAACCAAGCCCCAAGTCTAAGTCTAGAAAGAAGACTTTAGCAACAATGACATTAGACGGAAGAAGCGCTCCAAACCCAATCAATGCCAAAAAGCGATTGCACGCATCTGACCCTTATATTTCTGGAAAAGATCTTCATCGTCAAGCTAACTACTCGGCTCCTTCCCTGCCTCGAGTGTCAAAACTAACCGAGATCGATTTGGTTAACCGCCAGGAGGCGGTTCATAACAATATGACTGCACAGCTTAAATCTACGCTCAAAAGACTTGGGAACGAAATAGATATTAAAAGAAACAATGTCAGGTCATCTCTGATTACAGAGACGGGCTTGGGAGAAAACGAAGATGACGAAGCATAACAAGCGAAGTAATGTCGGCCTAATTTACGAATTCCTTTTGAGAAACATGTCAAAGAGCTTGACTGAGAATAAACCCGAAACATTCAATAAGTCAAAAGAGATAATTCAGAAATTTTTCAATAGAGAAACAGAGATTCATAAAGAATTTCGCTTGATTAACGCCCTTGTTAATGAATCAGTAGGTTCTCCGGAGCATGCTACTCTTATTCTAGAAGAAGTTAGAAAGACAGCATCGGGCTTTAACGGAGACATGCTGGTTAAAGAAAAATTTCTTTTAGTTAAAGAAATTAATGAATCCCTTGGTGGTAATTCTTTTTATGATTTTCAAATTCAAAACTATAAGCTTTACGCTACGGCAGCCACTATGGTGAAATACTGGCGAGGAGAAAAATCTCTTGACGTTTCTACTGCCATCAAATACCAGAAAATTCTTGCAGAGAATCTTTCTAAAGAGCACGTTGCACCCGAAGTTGAATCTGATAGTAGCATTGATCCCCTTGTTGTAAAAATAATGACTGAGAAAGTGAACCAAAAATACGGATCTAATTTGACGCTTGAACAGAAAGAAATACTACAGTCCTACATGCTTCAAGAAGGATCTGAAGACTTTGAGGAAAAATTAAGCAGCATTAAAGAGGAGACCCTAAATCTTCTCCGAGAATATGAATCTAATGCTTCAAGTGAAGTTGTGAAAGAAAACATCACTAATGTCGAAGAAAAAATTAAAAACTTAAATACGAGCGAACTAAGCGATGAAACTGTAAAGAGGTTTTTAGAAGTTTCAAAGCTAAAGCACGAATTAATGGGAGAATAAATTGAAGTTACTTACAGAATACATCAACTTTGATTATGACGCTGATGACTCGAGCGTGATTCTCGAAGCAAAGCAAGAAGACGGCAAGCTTCTCCTTTCCGGCCCTTTGCAAAAAGCAAACACTTTAAATCAAAACGGGCGAATTTATCCTTTTGATGTTCTTAAGCGAGAAGTTGGAAATTATCAAAAATTTATAAATGAAGGAAGAGCACTTGGAGAGCTAGACCACCCAGACTCTTCCGTGGTTTCTTTAGCTAACGTTTCTCACTGTGTAAGAAAAGCCTACATGGATGGAGACACTGTATACGGAACCATAGAGGTTTTAAATACTCCGAAAGGCATGATTCTTAAGAGCTTAATTGAAAGCGGAATTAAGATCGGGATCTCATCAAGAGGTGTAGGATCCACCCGGAGAAGGGGTGAACACCAGGAGGTCCAGGATGATTTCCAGCTTATTTGCTGGGATATTGTGAGCGAACCATCAACTCCAGGCGCATTTGTTATGAAAGAAGCTCGAGATCTTACCCAAGCTGAAATTACTGAACTTAACAACTACTTTTCCAGAGATGACAAGATTCATCGCGAGCTAAATAATATTTTGAGATGGGATGATTAAAAATGACGTTAGATAATTTTCAAATAGGTGCTAACGATGTTCCCTCCTACCAGTTGTCTGGTGTGCCTTTCGTAACGGGTTCATCTGGAGACACAATTCCGGCAAGCAGCGGAACTCCTATAAGGGTTGCTTTCCCTAATCCTACACGATTCTTTGTTGTTCACAATACATCTGCACATCCGCTAAGAGTCGGTTTTACTGAAAATGGGGTGAAATATCCTGCTAACTTAACAGCAAACTATTTTATTCTTTCCGGAAACCAGACCACCGGAAGGCTAGAACTTCGCTGCAAAGAGCTGTTTCTACTATCAGACTCTTCTAAGAAAGCCGGCTATACCCTCCTCGCGGGACTTACTCCCGTTAATTTCTTTCCGACGCTTACTGGCTCTGATGGATACAAGGGAGTGGGATAATGTCAAAGCTCTCTCGTGAAAAGCTTAAAAAAATCATGGCACCCTTGGTGAAAGAGTGCTTGGTAGAAATTCTTCAAGAGGGAATATCGGGAAATGAATTATTAAAACCTTCCCAAGGCCGAATTGAAGAGGCACGATCAAGAAGCACGAAACAGCGACGTAAAACTGCAAGTGATCACATAAAGTTTGAAAAGGCCGTTCAAAGCTCTGCTGAAAGCCTCTCAGCTGATCCAGTTATGCAGTCAATTTTTGCTGATACTGCAAAAACTACGTTGCAAGAACAGTATTCAGCCGGCCCCCGAAGCACACCACCGGTTGCCACAGCCGGAACAAGAGGACCATCTGTTGCTAGTCCTGAAGAAGTTTTTCCAGGTGCACAAAATTGGTCTGAGCTTGCTTTTTCTCCTCCAAGGCAAAAATAATCTAAGCTCATACTTATAATGTGCTTTCAAACAGGAGACGCTAATGTCTACAAAGATGGGTAATATTATAGAAGTCGCTGATCCCGCGAATCCGGGACTGCCGGGCAATAGAAGTTCAGAAACTTTAAGAGCTGCTTTTCCGCAGTCACCCCTTTATTCCGGTGAAAAGTCCAGAGCGTATAAGGGCCAGGATGAAGCAGTAAGAAAACTTTTTAGGGCGTCAATAGAGGGCACAATCCTCAACGGATTTGGCTTTACAGAATACAATACAGACTACAGCAACGCCGGCGGACCGCCGGACATCCCCTCCGTAGAAGAGGACAATGCAGGCAATCCAATAGTTAGCCCCTATGCACCAAACATAGCTTCAGCTCCTGCAGGTGCAATCGGACAAGAAAATGAAGTCCATCCGGTTAAGGGCGGAGGATCTGCTTTTGCAGGGAACAATCTCGCCAACCCTGTCAGCACGACAGATCAAATATCCGGACAGCGTCCCGCAACTATCGGCGCTTACGGTTTAGGATCTAGTAAGCCTGCCACAGACAATGGCTAGTTTTTGCTTACTGCTTAGATAATGAAAAAGATATCTGAGAGAATAAACTATTTTCTTCCCTTGCCCGATGCAAGAAAAGGGTATGGTTACGGTGCTGTTAACCCGGTGTCAAAAGCAGGCATCGGCGCACCTACCAAAATGACATCAACTTATCCGTATGACGTTGATTCGGAATTAGAAAAAGACGCGAAGGATTACGAGGATGAAGAGCTTGGTCTTACCCATACCCAAGCTAAAAAGCTTTCTAATAAGGTTAGGGGCGGCTCTCCTGTTTCTGACCCCTTCCCGCCAAAATACGGTGCAAGACAGGCATATGTCAATGGTGCAACCCGACTTGACCTAGGGCTAAGTGAAAATATGTCATTGTTTGATGCTGAGCATTTACTAGAGTACATGAACAATAATGGTGCACTTTCTCCTATATTGATGATGGGTAATGGCGCAGGCATTTTTAAGACAGCATCAGGCAAAACTATCGGCGGGGTAGGCTGGGCCAGCCCAAGATATTCAGAAAAAGATAGAAGAGACAAAGTTTACGCATCACTAAAAGATTTGTTTGATAAAGACGAAGACCCAGTTCAAAACGCGGAATATGACAAAAAAGAAATTCAAGCAAAAGACAAAGATGAGTCTGAACAGAAGGACATTAAAAATGTCAAATCGACGTAGAAGATTTTTGAAAGAGCCCAAAGGGGTAATTGAGGTCAAGCCCAGAAAAAATGAGTCAGGGGAAGCCCTTGTCAGAAGATTTAAAAGGACATGCAAACAGTCAGGTTTGCAAGACGACATAAGAAAGTCAACGCTGAGATTTAAGTCAAAGTCTGAAAAAAGAAGAGAAAAACATTTGAGGGCAGTAAGAAGAGCCAAGAAAAATCAAATGAAACTTTAGTTTGAAACGAATATTTAATCTTGTAACATTTCTTTCGGGAAATCATATTTAATATGTGAAAATGTGGAAGGGTAGCTATGACATCTTCATTACTTGACGAAGCACTGGCAGATGCGAAGAGCCTAAGAGAGGCTGCAGAGCAAAACGCCAAAAACGCTATTATAGAGTCAATAACACCTAAAATTCGAGCTTTAATTGACAAGCAGATTTTAGGCGAAGATGTTGACGATGGAGACTTTTTTGAAGGGATCCAGCATGACTTGCAGGAAGATGCTGCATCTCTTTTATCACAAGTTACGCCCCAAGAAGGTTCTTTGTTTGAAAGATCTGAAGAACTTAAAGATAATTTTTCTATCAATGAAGAATCACTTGAGGGGCTTATTAATATTGCAAACGAATGGTCCCATGAGTCCAAAAAGCTTTCAGAAGATCACGCGCGCGCACGAGATGAAATAAACCAAACGGTTGATTTTATTCCCACATTTAAAAAAATTCAAGAACGAATTATTGCTCTTAATGAGCATTTTGCTATTTTACAATCTAAAAACCCCGCAATTCTGCGTGGAGATAATCTCAAAGTTTATCTAGCTGAATTCGGCATCGCCGAGCAAGCCGTGAAAGCATTTGAGGAAATCATTAACAGTAATCATCAAAACTCTGGATACTTTGGAACTGAGATCCAGAACATGCATGACAACTTGAGGAATAAGAAAAGGGAGATAAACGAAATGAAGAAATCCTTAAGAGAGCTTTTGTCCGAAGAAGTTGTTGATCTGCGCGTTCGTGTGGATCTCGGCGACGTTGAAGTTCCTGACTTGGCTGCTGACGATGTCACCATCGAGCTAAGTGAGGAATTACCTGCAGAATCTGAAGAAGGCGAAGAAGCCGGCGAAGAAGGCGGGGAAGAAGAAGTAGCCATCGAAGTTGAAGACGAAGAGGTCGAGGTCGAGGCTGATGAAGCAGTAATGCTTGAGGTCTCTGCTGATGAGCTAAGAGAGCAGATTCGAAACATGGTCCAAGAGGCTATGGGTCCTGAAGATGTTGCCGAAGGTGAGCTTGAAGAAATTCTGGCTGAGCTTGAAGAAGGCGAAGATGAAGGTGCCCATGAGCCGATGGAAGAAGAAATGGATGCTTTGGAAGAAGATTACATGAGCGAAGGACTTGATGACGACACAGTCCTTGAAATTTCTGAAACCATGCTTCGTGATGAACTAGCCAAGATGCTATCTGAATCAAGCGATGAAGAAGCAGAAGAACTAGTTGAAGCTGCACAAGAACCTACACAAGAAATAGAAAATGAGTATGCAACTACCATCAATGAGTTACAAAGTCAGTTGTCTGAAATGAATCTGTTCAACGCTAAGTTACTCTACACCAATAAGCTATTACTCAGCGACGAGCTTACGAAGAACCAGAAGGTTCGAGCAATCGAGTCACTAGATGAGGCAAAGAGCTTGAGGGAAGTTAAGCTACTTTATAAGGGGCTGACATCGTCTGCTCCTAAGAAGACCGTCAATGAGTCGGCTTCTAGAATAGCGGGATCCGCTAGCCGAGCAACAAAGCCTTCCAGCACACTCCTAAATGAGTCTGCAGAATCGAAACGTTGGTCAATCCTAGCAGGTCTAAACTAACTTAACCATTAACCTAAAGACGTATCTTTTTTTGAAAGGAAAGAAACATGAGTAAATTTTCGCTTGAAACTCTTGCGGAAGGCATTCGTGAGCGTCACTTGGGTCAAGAAAGCGAACGTCTAGTTGAGAAGTGGGGTCGTACTGGCCTTCTTCGCGGACTAGATGGAACTCGCAGAGAAAACATGGCGCGCCTACTGGAAAACCAGTGCGCTGAAGTTCTCCGTGAGCAAAGCTCGATTTCAACCGGTGCTGGTGGTCTCACCTCATCCGGCGACCTTCGTGGTTTCTCTAACATTGCTTTCCCAATCGTTCGTCGAGTTTTCGGTGGCTTAGTTGCCAACGAACTCGTCTCCATCCAGCCCATGAGCTTGCCTTCCGGCCTGCTCTTCTATCTGGATTACACCTACGGATCTGACATTGGTGGTGATTCCCCGCTCGACTTGAGCTCGGATGCTGCTACCGCTTCTACATATGAGAAGGGTCAATCCATTTATAACAACCCAGCAGGTAAAGCCGTAAGAACCGGCTCTGATGCTACAGGTGGTCAATACGACTTGGTTGGAACAACCTACTCCAAGGTTCACTCCTCCTCAAACGGTCTTGTCCTCCGCGCTTCTGGTGCTTTCGGTGGATCTGCTGGCTTCACCACAGGCGGTAAGGCTGTTGCCACCGGAACTGATGGTAAGCTACTCCAGTTTGACCCGCAAGTTACAAACTTGATCGAAGAAGACTCAGGTCTTGACGGCCTAGGTCAGTTCTCGTTCTTGATGGTTGACATCACAAATGACAACTTTGCTGGCATGGACATGACGCAAGTCAAGGATATCTCACTGTTCAGTGCTGTACAGGGATCATCCACTGCGGCAATTAACCCAGGACTTGCAGTTCCCGGAACCTCAATTCAGGGTGGTAACAACGTCCTTAACATTCGTCGCCTAAACCAGTTTGGTACATGGGACGGATCAAACTTCACCGCCAATCCTTTGATTGGTCGTACAGACACAAATGCTACGCTTCTTTGCGTTGTAACAGGTGTGTTCTCAGGTGATGCTGGTAACACCGGCGTTGGTGGCGCAGCATTGTCTGCTTCATACGCTATTGCTGATTCACTGAATGTTGAGTCGGGTGTAGGATCGACCTTGGTCATTCCTTCCTTCGAATCAAACTTCAGCACTTCTGCTCCTTCACCCGCGATCCCCGAGATCGACATCAAGGTGGAGTCAATCGCAGTTACGGCAACCACACGTAAGCTGAGAGCTCGTTGGTCACCAGAATTGGCACAGGATCTTAACGCATACCACAGCCTTGACGCTGAGGTTGAGTTGACACAGATCCTTTCCGAGCAAGTTGCTCTGGAAATCGATCGTGAAATCCTGAACGACCTTCTTACAGAAGCTCGTGGTGCTAACCTTTACTGGTCACGTGCTCCTGGTAAGTTCGTGAACAAGGAAACAGCTGCAGAAGTTAAGCTTAGCGATTCTCTCTCTGCTGGTCCTCGCTTTACGGGCACCGTCCGCGAATGGTATGAGACTTTGGTCGAAACCATTATCGACGTTGCTAACCAGATTCACCGCAAGACGCTTCGCGGTTCGGCTAACTTCATTGTTACCGGTCCCGATGTTGCCACAATTCTTGAGGCTTCGGTGATGTATCGTCCGGCTTATAGCTTGGATGGTGATGGCCAAGTAAGCAACCCCTTCAGCTTGGGTGCAGAAAGAGTTGGAACTCTGAGCAACCGCTTCCAGGTTTACAAGGACCCCTACTTCCCACGCAACAAGATTCTTGTTGGTTATAAGGGCGGTAGCTACCTTGAAACTGGTTACGTATATGCTCCTTACGTGCCGCTCATCGTCACCCCGACGATCTTCCAGCCAGAAGACTTCACACCCCGCAAGGGCGTGATGACTCGCTACGGCAAGAAGATGGTTCGAGCTGACTTCTACGGAACCGTTACCTGCATGGATATGAACATTATCTAATTCTTGCAGAACACAGTTCTACTTAAAAGGGACTCCTTCGGGGGTCCCTTTTTTTATCTTCAACTCGATATTTAATTGGAGGGCACTATGAAAAGCTCGTATAAAATCTGCTCTGAGAACTTTGTTAAAATCGGTGTTACTTTGTCTGACTATCTAGGGGAAGAAAAATCTTCCAAGGACAAGCCTGTTGTTCACAAGCTAAAGCCTTCTGATCCTACTGTTGTGGATGAAGTAAGAGTCTATATAGAGATGGGAAAACCTGATAAGTACGGAGTTGATGTTCGATGGGATATGGAGATAGACCACGATGACGACGTTGCTCTTGACCAGTGTTTAATTGACCACATGAGTTTACTGGTTGATAATGTAATTTTTGAGCTTGAAGACAACCTGTCTGGTGTTGCTACACCTTACTTGACCGGATTAGTAAAAATTAAAAAAAATAACGGTATTTGGCTCTCTTCTTCTAGGCTGGGAATTTTAAAGGGGCAGCTGCTAAGAATCTATCGATGGGCTTTCAAAAGATAGAAAAATTATTTTTTCAAGGGATACCTAGTATTAAGCCCGGTACATTCCATAAAGGCGAACTCACCGTCGTTCCGGAAGCATGTGAACAAAAGGAGATTAATTATGGTAAAAGTAGTAGTGGATGATGTCAAAGGCCTTGTCCAAAAAGGTGGAACCGGCCTGGAGATTAAAAATAGTTTTGCGATGACTAGTGGGCACACGATAGAGGCTCCGGCCGCTGCCGCTGCAGTCGCGGCTTCCACAATTAGCACACAAGCTAGTTTTGTCTCAGTAACAAATGCAAATAATTCCAATGATAGGATTTATTTGCCCAGCCCAACTGATGTCCCCCTTGGTCATATGGTTGTTATTAGTGCACTCGAAGCATTCGAGCTTAGCTCCAAAGGTGATGGTACAACAGCTACCACAATCAACGGCGTAGCAGTAACAAATGCTGCAGGTGTCTACTCAAAAGAGCTAGCTGTTGCAGCAGGTGCTGCTCTTGTTGTTACTAAGATAGGTGATAACGCATGGAGCGTAATTCTCTCGGGCGACGGAACGCCAGACTGACACTTTTATAAAAATTTAACTAAATTTTTGAAGGAGGCACCTTATGGTGCCTCTTTTTTTATTGCTGCTTTTCGCATGTCCCTTTTAAACCTTTGAAAACTATCTCATCTCCGAACATATTTAATAGCAGGAAAGTGACTAGGAGCTGTGCATGCCCACATTTGCAAATACAACTAATCCCACACCATTTGGATTTTTTGACACAGATACCAACTTCCAGACAGAAGCCGATGCAATGATTACTTTTGTCAAGAGAAAGCTCGGGGATGATATCCTGAGTGTTGAATTGACAAAGAAGCAAATCTGGGCTTGCTTCGAAGAGTCTTTTTTGCAATACGGCTCGATTATTAACGAATACCAAGCAAAGTCACAACTAACAGATTTTTTAGGAACAGCAACGGGAAGCATGTCAGGGTCGGAGCAACTCTACCCTAGAGAAACTCTGGAGTTTTTAAATCGTCAAGCAGAGCCCTATGCTTTTGAAGCAGGAATAGGGGGATCTTATGAGTCAATATCCGGGTCTATTCAGCTAATAAAAGATCAGCAAGACTACGATATTTACGACAACTTAAAGGATGCCGCCGGCAATCTTCTATTTTCATCTTCTCTTAATAGAAATAACACGAGAATGAAAATACAAGAAGTTTTTCACTTTAATCCCACAGCTGCATATAGATTTTTTGATACAACATCGGCAATTAACTACCTTAACAATGAGTTTTCTTTTGAATCTTTCACACCCGAAACAATATTTTACGTGCTTCCTGTTTTTGAAGATATTCTCCGCGCCGGGCAAATGAATGTTTCGCACCGAGTCCGAAGATCAAATTATTCTTACAAGATAACTGGAACAAAAATAAGAATATTTCCTATGCCTACTGGAAATCAGATTAACAAAAAGCTTTTTATTAGAGTTTCTTTTGCACCCGACCCATTAAAACCTGCGTTTAAAGATGATTCAATTTATGGGGTGAGTAATTTATCTAACGTTCCTTTCGGAAGACTTAACTTTTCAAAAGTAAACTCAGTGGGCAGGCAATGGACGCGCCAGTATGCACTGGCTTTGGCTACAGAGCTTTTAGGTCTAGTAAGATCAAAGTTCTCAACCGTCCCTATTCCCCAGGGTGATCTCACTCTAAATGGCGGAAATCTTGTAACTCAAGGCAGAGAAGATAAGACAAAATTAGTAGAACAAATCAGAACTATGCTTGAGTCGATGACTTATGACAAATTTATTGAGATCAATGCAAACAAAGCTGAGAACATCCAGAAGCAACTTAAGACTATACCCGTTCCTAATGGCGGGGCTATTACAATGGGTTAGATAAATGCCTAGGCTTTTTATTACTGGAAGAGAAATTGACCTGATATCTGACTTGACAAAAGAAGTCAACAAAGACGTTATCGGGACAAAGATCTACTATTATTCAATCTCAGCTACTAAGACTCGCATTCATGATGTCTACTCAGAGGCTCCTGAGAAGATCTTTGAAAACCCGGTCGAAGTAACCGCAGTCGTTGAATACTCAGAAACTGATCAAAGCACTACCAAGTTCGGAATAGATAAAAACTATACTGTCAAGGCTTTTCTTCATGCAAGAGACTTGCTTGATATCGGTCTTGATGTTCAGGTGGGTGACTTCTTTAGCTACGGCGATGTTTTTTATGAAATTGCTGCAAGAAAAGTTGAAAAGACTCTTTTTGGACAAATCGAGCATTACGCAGGCATAACTTTAACTGCTGTTCCTGCAAGAAAGAACAATTTTGTCACTCAGGTTCTTGGGCCGACAGATTTTACATACTCAGATGCAGATGCAGTTCAGACTACCTACAATCAAACTCGAGGCTTTAAGGAAAATGATGATGGAGTTACGGGCGACGTAAGAGCACTTCGCGAGAAAGGTGTCCTAAGTGACCCGATTACAGGTCCGAAGCAAGTTTCTCCTAGGGGTAGTGAAGTTCCTGATGACTATTCTTTCTATGATGAAGGCGAAGGATAATTTATGCCTACAAGAAAAAACATAGGGGATCCTAACGGGGGCTCAATACACCAGCCAGATAGGTTGCAAACAGGATATCAGGGGTCAAACATACCAGATGATTTTCATATTCCTGCTTGCGGTATAGGCGACGTTGACAGGGCATTTTTCAACCTTTTTGACAAAGACATAAATTTTACCATTGTTAATCGAGGGACTTCTGAAAAAGTTCCAGTAATTTTCGCCACCGGTGAGAGATTCGCAATTATTAAAAAAGAGCAACCTGTCCGCGACGACGCTGGTCGCGTCATCATTCCCTTGATTTCAATTAGAAGAACATCGATCGACCAGTCAACAGCAGCCACAGTTCCAGGCCCTAGAGCTGACGTTGGTGAAGTCACTATCAAAAGAAGGCTAAGTTCAAAAGATCCAAGATACCAGTCTTTGGTAAACAAGACCCGCCTAAGAAATCAGGATAATGTTGCATCTCCAGAAAATGTAGAATCGAGAAATCCTGCTCGAAACGCTCGTGCCGGGAAGGTGGGCTCTAGAAGGCCAGAGGCAGAATTTGTAGGTGATACATACCCGGGCTACTCCCTCAAGCCTGATCTTGGAAAAAATATTTTTGAAATTATTACCGTTCCTAACCCTACTTTTTTCTCAATTAGTTATGAAGTAGTTTTTTGGACAAATTATGTAACGCACATGAACCAGCTTATAGAGACTCTGATGTCTTCATACAGCCCGTCAGGTTCTGCAAGGCACGAATTCAAGATAACTAGTGACAAAGGCTATTATTTTATTGCGTTCGTTGACAATACCCTGACCAATGCAGATAATTTTGATGATTTCACAGACCAAGAGCGAATTGTAAGATACACCTTAAACTTTACAGTGACGGGCTACTTAATTGCACCTCAAAATCCAGGTGATCCATCGCCTTTTAGAAAGTTTTTATCTGCTCCTGATGTATCTTTTGAAATGTTCCAGGTAAATGCCCCTCTTGTAGGAGAAGAGAGAAATAAACCTCCAGTTTCTGGAGATGTCGATGACTTTATTTTACAGGACATTGAGGATATCGGGCGCGACGGAAATGTAGTCGATTCTGATAGAAGAACTGTAGAAAAAGTAAGAAATATTATTAAAAATCCCGTAACGGGAGAGAACGAAGTTGAGATTTTAAAAGTCTTGTCTCGAAACGAAAGAAAGGGTGAGTCAGTTGTTAAAGCGAGAATCATCAAGAAACTGGGGGACATTTAAGGGACTTTTGATCTTAATCCCAATATTTATAGATAGTTATGTGCTAGGAGACCGTTTCAATGGCCGAACAAACATTTAGATCTCCCGGTTTTTTTGATCAAGAGGTAGACTTAACCCAGCGTGAAAATCCTCCTATAGGAACCCCCGCTGGCGTTATTGGAACCGCTGAAAAAGGACCTGCTTTTGTCCCAGTGACTGTGGGCTCTTTTGCTGACTTTCAAACTAAGTTTGGAGGTCTTAATTCAAAAAGATTTGGCCCCTATGCAGTCCGGGAATTTCTTAAGAACAGAGACGCTGTAACATATGTGAGAGTGCTTGGCGCTGGTTCCAACACTTCCGTTTCTGATATAAATACAACTAGAGCCCAGGGCACGGTTAAAAATGCCGGATTTAGCCTGGCTTCAACCGCAGTCGCTGCAAACATCCAGCCACTCGGGCACATGGGGACAGTGCAGTTTCTAACAGCAAAGCATGTTGTATCTGCATCTGAAGCATTTGGCTTTCCAGTTTTCACTGATAATTCTACCATTGGAAACGCCGACGCCAATCTTGTAAGAGCAGTTTTGTTTACAACAAATGATGCAAGGCTTGGGGTTCTTAATCACAACCAGACCGGTGCAACCATTAAAACCGCATTCAATGAGTTTGCGACAGTTGGTGGAAAAACCGCAGTCCTAAAAGATGAATTCAAGCTTTTTGTGTCTACTTCCGCAGGAACATCATACGGTAATGATGACAACATCGCCGGAGTAAGAATTTTTACTGCTTCACTAAATCCAAGAAGTATAAACTACGTTAGAAATACGCTCAATACAGATCCTGATCGATTTGCGGCAGAAAAGCATCTTCTTTATGCTGCTTTTGATGTTGAGCCAGAATTAGCTACGGTGGCTAGAGCAACCAATTCAGTTGCCATGCTCTCAGGTTCAGCCCATTCTTCGAGTGATAACCCAGCAGCACAAGCTTTTAGAGTTGCATTCGGTAGATTTGATACTAGGTACCAGACGCCTCGAACTACAGAGTTTATATCTCAGCCTTTCGGTGACACAGAATTCGATCTCTTTCACTTTGAAACAATATCAGACGGCGAATATGCCAACCGCAAATTCAAAGTCTCTATTAAGGCAATTCGAGGATCATCGGATCCCGCACAAGAAAGAGGAACATTTACAGTTCAAGTTAGATCTTACGGCGATTCTGACTTCGCGCCACAAGTGCTAGAAGAATATCCTGGGTGTAATCTGGATCCCACGTCTGAAACTTATGTTGCCCGCATGATAGGTGATATGAAGGCGTTCTTTAATTTTGATGCAGATGATCCTGATGAACGTCGTGTAATGGTTCAGGGCAAGTTTCCCAATAAGTCTAAATACGTTCGCATAGTTATGCACTCTAACGTAGCTGACGATATAGTTCCTGCGACTGCCCTACCATTTGGCTTCCGAGGTCTTCCTGCATTGAAGACTAATGATCTAAACTCAGATCAGCAGCCCAATAAAAGCCAAGCCCGACTCGCAGGATACAGCGCAATTGATGCCCTTACGGGCTCGGTTGTTCCTCCAGTTCCCTTGACATTTAAAGCAACCAGGGGCGCAGTTTCCACAACTGCAGGCCTCGTTGGAAAAGCCGGATCAACTGAAGTTGTTGACAACAGAGTTTACTTTGGAGTAAAGACAACTGCGCTGGCTTCCACGGGAACAGTTGGCAATGCCAACCTGAATGCTAACGTTGGGACTTCGGTAAATAAGGGGCTTCAAGATCAGCTCATGTTCTTGGGCTTGAAGAAGATGGATAATCTTCACACAGGCTCTGGAGCAGATAACTTTAATGACAACAAGTTTACCCTAGCAAGAGTTGCCCTTCCCAACCAAGCAGGCGGCAGCTCAACAGGCGTTTACAACGATACAGAGCTTACGGGAACAGTTTCTGAGCATATGCTGGATGCCGCATACATTAGAAACGGAATACCAGACTCAACTCAATACACTATTACAGTGGGGTCAGACCTTTCTAATAGAATTACTTTTGGAACCCTTCTTGCCCAGACTTCTTCTGTAACTTTCAACAGATTTACAGACTTTATGAAGTTTACCAATGTATTCTTCGGCGGCTTTGACGGCGTCAATACAATGGATAAAAACGCTCGCCGCTTAAATGATAAGTCAGTATCTCTCGATTCCGGCGGAGGAGCAGCTTCGGGTTATGTCCCGGCCGGATTCGCGGCCAATCAGAACGGAGCGGGCAAAGATAACAGCGGCGTTAGATCATACCAAGCAGCCGCAGATATAATGACTGATCCATTCGCTGTAAGCACTAATATTCTAGCAATTCCTGGAATTAGAGAAAGCTTTGTAACTGATCATGCTATGAGTCGAAACAAGGATTATGGCATGTCCATCTACTTGCTGGACATTCCACAGTTTGATGACTCAGACAATAGAATCTACGACGATTCTTCTGAACGCCCCTCAGTATCAAAGACTTCAACTCAGTTTGAAGGAAGAAGAATTGATAACAACACTGCGGCTGCATACTTCCCAGATGTTGTAATCGAAGATGACATAAATAACGAACGCGTCAAAGTCCCACCCTCAGTTGCAGCAATCGCCGCGCTAGGATTTAATGATGCAGTTTCATTCCCGTGGTTTGCTCCAGCTGGCTTCAATCGCGGCTCCCTAGATTTTGTCAAGAACACAGGAGTTCGATTAACTGCTGGTGACAGGGATACACTTTACGATGCAAGGGTTAACCCGATCGCGAACTTCCCACAACAGGGATTTGTGATTTTTGGACAAAAGACCTTGCAGGCTGCTCAATCTGCACTGGATCGCGTCAACGTAAGAAGATTGATGCTTGAGGTCAAGAGAGCAGTTTCGGACGTAGCTAATAGAATATTGTTTGAGCAAAACACTCCAGCAACTCGCGCGAGATTTATTTCTCAAGTAACGCCTATTCTAGCTACGATACAAGCTCAGAGCGGAATTGAGAACTTTAAGGTTGTAATGGATGATACTAACAACACTACAGACGATGTTCTCTCAAATCGACTAAATGGTAAAATTGTGCTGGTTCCAACTCGTGCAATTGAGTTTATTTCACTAGACTTCGTAATTACCAATTCAGGAGTTAGCTTTGAGTAATAGATATATTTTGAGCATATTCAGGAGAAAAGTCTGATGGCAGAGTTAACCTTTAAGAGTCCAGGTGTCAGCACAAGAGAAATTGATATCTCCGCTCCCAGCAAGTCCGGTCCTTCCGGTGTTCCTGCAGGTGTAGTTGGAACAGCTGATGAAGGGCGTGCCTTTGTTCCTGTTCTGGTTGCAGATACCCAGGAATTTCAAAACAAGTTTGGCGCCATTAAAGGTGACAAATTCGGACCTTTAGCAGCCCAGCAGTGGCTGAACAACGCACGAGCTTTAACGTATGTTCGAGTTTTGGGTGCGGGTGATGGCAAGCAAAGAAGCTCAACTGATGGATCCGTCACAAATGCAGGATTCGTTGTTGGTCAAAGAGAGCCTTTAGGTTCCGGACTGATAGGTCACAATCCTAACGCAGTTCAGAACGGCCCACTAGGAAGAACTTTCTTCTTAGGTTGTTTCATGTCGCAGTCGGTAGGATCAACAATATTCAGTGATGCAGGAATTCAAGTTCTTGGAGATGAGAGGGCACGCCCAATTCTTCGAGGCGTGGTTTTTGCAGCCTCCGGTGTGGTTCCCACGCTTTCATCCTCTAATAAGGTTGCAGGAAGAAATTCCGCTGCACCTTCTCCTGTAGTTGATAGTAGAACTCTTAAGGGTGGCCTGACCGGAACAGTTAATATCGGTTCCGGAAAGCAAGAATTTGTTATGTTGCTGAACGGCCACAGAAATACTCCTTTCAAGAATGTTGTTACTGCTTCTTTTGATCCGCTGGCAACAAATTACTTTGGAAATGTTTTTAATAGGGATCCAGAGGCAATACAGGATCACGGTTACGTTCTTTATACGCAGTATGATGTTTACCCAGCATTTGCAGCGGTCACAGGAACTCAATGCTTACCTGTAACAGGAACAGCGCAGCCAGCAAACCACGAAAATGTTGCTTTCTTGACAACTTCTTCTTTAGGAAGAAATGCAGGATCAGCGGCTGTTCCTAATTACGAAAACTTTAAAGAGCGCTACGCAGCTCCTCATGCTCCCTTTGTTATTTCTCAAACAATCGGCGGAAAGAGAAGAAACCTCTTTAGAGTTCACGCTATTTCTGATGGTGCAGTTGCAAACCAAAGATACAAGATATCCATTGAAAACGTCGCCAAGTCGAGCGATCCTAATAACGACTTTGGATCATTTGATCTTGTAGTAAGAGATTTTAGTGATCGAGATGAAGAGAAGGTTGTTCTGGAAGCTTACCGCGGACTAAACTTAGATCCTACTTCTGACAACTTTATTGCTCGTCGAATCGGGGACCAGCATATCTTCTACGATTTCGACCGCGCACAAGGATCACAAAAAATAGTAGTCCAGGGCAACTTCCCCAACGTGTCAAGCAGGATCAGGATTTCTCTTGATGCCGCTGTAGCCAACGGTGATGTTTCTGAGTCTGCTCTTCCGCTAGGTTTCCGAGGCATCGACCATCTAATAACTTCAGGTGCAAATATTTTAACTGCCGGAAAGTTCAATGCAAATTTGCAACAGACAGTTGAGCCTCCTGTCCCGCTTAGAATAGACATAAATGATGGACTCTCTCCCAAGAAGATCGCAAACAAGGCGTATTACTGGGGTGTCCAGTTTGAGAGAAGAACATCTACGTCTCTTCCCAACAAGGAGCGAATTGCTGACGCAACTATTGCTTCTTTTACGAAATTCTTCCCTAACTTCATAGGGGTTTCAAACCAGAACTTTGTAACAGGAAACAACCCCAATCAGGCAGATTCCGGAGGAGTTATCCTTGATTGTGACCGATTTAACAACAACGTTTTCTCTTTCGAGAACGTCAAGGTTGTTACAGGTTCCGACGGCCTTATGTCCTCCCTGGATTCCGATCTCACAGGTGCGGTATACGTCAGAAAAGGTAATATTGCTGCCAATGCTTCAGCAAAGACAAGAGCCTTCTCCGTAGACGATACAGCCAAGCCAGCCATTAAGCGCCTTACGAAGTTTAGCTTCTTCCTACAGGGTGGATTTGATGGGACTGATATCTTCAATAAAGAATCATCCAAGCTTTCCAATACTGCAGTGAAGGGTGAGGCAGATGACGCAAGTAGAGGCCTTACAGCAGGATCAGCTACTGCAGCATATCGAAAAGCCGCTGATATTATGGGCGAAAAAGCAGACGTAGAGATACAGTTGCTAGCAATACCAGGAATTAGACACTCTAATGTTACTGACCATGTCATAGATGTGGTTGAGGACCGCTTCGATGCACTTTACCTAATGGACATTGAAGAGAGAGACGAAGTTAATTCTGTTGTAACGTCGTCCCTCCAGCGAGTTCATGTTGGAAACACAGTCTCTGCATTCGGCGACAGAGCCCTCGACACCTCCTTCGCCGCTGCATACTTCCCAGATGTGAATGTTAATGCAACAGTTGAGACAGCCGCCGGAACTGGAAACATCATTGTCCAGGTCCCGCCATCAGTTGCAGTTCTAGGAGCTTTCTCCTTTAACGACGCTGTTGCCTTCCCGTGGTTTGCTCCAGCAGGATTCGCCCGCGGCGCACTCAACTCGTTGTCAACAGCCGTTGCTCTTAACAGAAGTAACTTGGATGACCTCTACGATAAGGATATTAATCCTATCGTGAAGTTCCCGGCGACAGGCCCGGTAATTTACGGCCAAAAAACACTTCAGGCAGCTCAAAGTGCTCTTGATAGAGTCAACGTAAGACGCCTTCTAATCGACATTAGAAGAAATGTCAAGCGAGTTGCAGAATCGCTTCTGTTCGAACCAAACCGAGAATCTACCCTTGAAAGATTTACAGCCCTGGTTACCCCTCTACTACAGAGAGTCCAGCAGGAACAAGGGATTGACAGGTTTAAGGTTCTAATCGATACCACCACCACAACGCAAGCTGATATTGAGAATAATACTGTTCGAGGAAAGATCTTCTTGCAACCCACACGTTCAATTGAGTTTGTCTCCATCGACTTCGTCGTGACCAACGCAGGCGCTGAAGGATTATGAGATAAAAAATGAATAAAGCAAATACATATATAAGACTGCTAGGAGTTAATAATGGCTGAAACACTGTCCGTAACTGAGATGCTTCCTAATAAGTTTGAGCCAAAGCGAAAGTACCGATGGGTCTTCGCTATTGAGGGCATCGACGCTTTCTTGATGAAGACCGCAAACAGACCTCAAATTCAAACACAAGAAGTTGAGCTTGGTTTTATTAATCACACACGCTACTTGGCTGGAAAGACTAAGTTTGCAACCTTGGGTGTTACTCTTTATGACCCAATCGCTCCCTCGGGTGCGCAACAAGTTATGGAGTGGATCAGAACTCACTTTGAATCCGTTTCAGGTCGCTCTGGCTACGCTGATTTTTACAAGCGTGACTGCCAGATCAAGC